GTGCTGCACGCTATTAAATATGGCGATAAAAAAGGCCGCTTGGAAAATCTTAAAGCACAAAATACTGCTGATGGCGCAAGCGGTGGTTATTTGATCCCTGAACAATTTTCGGATGAGCTTTTAATGGTTGGGGAAAAACGCAGCCTGATCCGTCCGTTTGCTTTGGTAATCCCGGCAGGAGAATATCCGGACGCACCGATCAATATGCCTGCATTGGATTATACTGCTGGCAATGAAGGCGGTGTGACTGTTAAATGGATCGAAGAAGGTGAGGAGAAGCCTGAAAGCAATGCAAGCTTTAGAAATGTTGAGCTGAAGCCTAAAGAAGTTGCCGGCTTTATTACTGTTACAGATACGTTACTGCGTAATGCGCCTGCTTCGTCTACTATTTTTGGGCAGCTTTTGAGTAATGCTATCGTACGTGCAGAAGACAGAGCTTTTATCAATGGTAATGGAATTGGCAAACCGCTGGGGTTTGCTACTAACGGCAATGGTGGCAAGCTGGTCGTACAAAGGGAAACTGCGGGTAAAGTTACAACTAATGATGTGGCCAATATGATGGCAGCGTTCCCGCCTGAAGATATTCCTGATTCTATTTTTCTTGCCAGCAGCACCATTTTGGCAGATTTGATTAAATTGCAGGACGCTTCCGGCAGATTTGTTTTTGTGCAGGGGGATCTGACTAAGGGTATTCCTACAACATTAATGGGTATGCCTCTTTTCCTGACTGGCATGAACGCTTCTCGTGGTAATACAGGCGACTTGCAGCTGGTCAATCTGAAAAAATATTTGATTAAAGATGGCAGCGGCATTTATATCAGCATGTCTGAACATGTCAAATTTACCAGTAATCAAACGGTTATCAAAGCCTTCCGCAATGTGGACGGCAAGCCGTGGGTAAATGCTCCGTATATGCTTGACAGTGGTGTACAGGTCAGTCCTTATGTATTGCTTGGTGGTACTACTGCGGCAACTACGCCGATCAGTGACTTGACAGCTGCTGCTACCGGCAGCAACGTGAAATTGACTTTTACAGCTGCTAAAAATGCTAATTCCGTTAATATCATGCGCAGTGATGATGGCGTAACTTATCAGCGCATTAATGTGAATGCTGTTTCGGTTGATGCGGCTGAGTACACGGACACTAATTTGGCAAACGGAACTTACGGCTATAAAGTAGTTGTAACCGGTGGCGAGAATGCCGGTGTGTCTAATGCTGCAACTGCTACTGTAACCGGCACAGCTGCTGCAAACAAAACTGCTTCTACACCTAAAGAATAATCATGCGGTTAAAAGTGATTGTTCCGCCTGCAAGTGAGCCGGTAAGCCTTCAGGAGATGTGTGCCTATTTACGGCTTGACTGTGATGAAGAACAATCTTTGATAGGGCAGCTTATAAAAGCTGCCCGTCAATATTGTGAGGATTTTCAGCACAGGGCGTATTTAAGGCAAACGCTGGAATTGGTTGACAGGCCAATGAATAATATTTTAGAACTTCCGCGTAGTGAAAATCTGCATGAAGTTTTAAGCGTGAGTAATGCAACTTTGAATAATGTTGGATATACCGTTGTTCAGGATTTGTTGGCACGACTTTGTTTTACTGCTGAAAAAAATAATGTGACTGTCAGGTATGTAACTGGCGTAGAAGATGCTGCCGGTGTGGATGAACAGGTAAAGCTTGCAATCAGGATGCTTGTTGCGCATTGGTTTGAAAATCGTACTGCTGTAAGTTTTGGCAATACGATACCACGTGAAGTTCCTTTGGCGGTGAAAGCATTATTGGAACCGGGGAGGATCATAACATTATGAATCCGGGAATGTTGAAACACAGGATCGCTTTTTTACAGAAATCCGAAACAGTGCGTGACGAATTGGGCGGTAAGATGCCAGCAATGTATTCTGAAGCTTTTAATCTGTGGGCAGCTAAAAGTGAACGTCCTGCTTCAAGGCGTGAGCTGATGGGAGAACATGTAAATTATGTGCCTGTGTTTTTTGCGGTTCGCAGGTGCAGCGGCGCGAAAATGCCTGATGTAACCATGCGCATTCGGTGTAAAAATCTGATATATGAACTGCTGAATATTTCTGATCTGGATAACGGTTATCTGGAAATTGAAACAAAGCTGGTAAAACCATTATGAGCAGAAGCATGCGCGTGTCTGTTGAAGTAGAGGGACTGGACGAAGCCCTGCGGCGCTTGAAAGCGTATGATACAAAATCAACCGAAAAAATTTCAGAAGCTATCCGGCTTGGCGGACAAAATATTGGTAAAGAAGCACGCAGCCGTGTACCGCGCAGAAGCGGCAAACTGCGTAAAAGTATACGCACAAGGTTCGACAGTACGGCTATAACATCTACTGTCCGCACTAATGTGCCATATGCGCATCTTGTAGAATTTGGTGCAGCAGCTGCTACAGTACGGCCGCGCAGCAGAGCAAGAAAAGGCGGAAAACCTAAACTGGCTTTGCGGATTGATGGCAGAGGTTTCAGGCGTTTTGTGCATAAAAGCAGTAAGCCGGGAAAAGGTGTAGTCCATATTCCGGCACGGCCTGCACGTCCCTATATGACACCTGCTTATCAGAGCGGCAAGCCAAGAATTGAAAGTGACATAAAAAAAGTTTTAAGGGAGATGCCTAAATGATTAGAAATGTGCCTTTAACAGCTGTGCAGGCCGCTGTATATAAAGCGTTGAGCAGTAGTATACGCGGCTATAATGTCTATGACGACAGCACGCCTTTTGAAGATGGAGAACTTGTAGACAGCAGGTATTTGGTTATTGGCGAAACTACAGGTAAGCCGTCAAGTGCTAAGCGTGATTGCCCTGTTTGGGAGGTTACGGTGAATATCAATGCTTTCAGTAATTATCATGGAAAAAAAGAACTGGATGAAATGCTTGACGATATTGTACAGGTTTTGACCGGTTCTGCTGAGCTGGAGCAGATTGAGATTGCCGGTTACTACTTTCACGGTTTGGAGATTGATATGGTGGAAGCCTTCAAGGAAGAATATGAAGATGGGACTGTCTGGCAGCATGGCGTTGTACGTGTCATAGTAAAAGTTGAACAAAAAGAAATGTAGGAGGTAGAAAAGAATGAATGAAATTATCAAAGCAGCTAATTTCCCTATGCAGCCAAACAAAAGTCAAACGCTGGCTGGTAAAAGCCTGCTGTTGTTTTTGAACTATGGTGAAGGCGCTACTGTTGAAAATCCTAAATGGGGTTTAGTCGGCGGACAGCGTAATTCGCCGCTTTCCATGAGCGGGGACGAAATTGACGGCAGCGACAAAGCAAGCGGCGGCTGGGGTGAAAGCCTGCAAGGGACTAAAAGCTGGAGTATTGAGCAGGAAGGCGTTTATAAAGTAAATAATGAAATGCTGGATGCTTTGAAATATGCCTTCGTGAATGATATTGCAGTGCATATCATGCGCCTTGATAAATATGGTAATGCTGTAAAAGGTTTTGCGAATATCACGGAATTCAGTGACGACAATCCGCATGATGATGTTGCTACTGTTACCATGACGCTTAGCGGCATCGGAAAACCTGAATTTGTTACTAATGAGCCTGACCCGCGCAACACAGCAAATGCGATCTCTGACCTTGCTGCTACATCTGAAAGTGCAGGGACAGTGAACCTGACCTTTGCTGCACCTGCTGGTGCTGCTGCTGTTGTTTTACAGCAGAGTGAAGATGGAACTGAATTTACAGATACGGATGTGGCGATTGAAAACACTGCGACCAGCGCAGAAGTAAGCGGGGTAAAAGCCGGCAAGGCGTATTTTCGTTTAAAGGTAAATGGCGGCGACAAGAACGGTTATAGCAACATTGCTACTGTGACAGTATCTTGAACGCTGCCGAATAATAAGAAATATCAAAATAATAATTAAAGCAGGGCTTTGAAGGCCCTGCTTTTTCTATACCAAAGGAGCGATGAAAATGAGCTTGGACAGAAGTGTGACGATCAATTTAGGCGGTAAAGAAAGAAAAATCAAGTTTAATGCTTTGGGTGTAAGCCAGCTTGAAAGGATGCTGGATAACCACAATGTTTACAAAATGGTAAATGGCGGCGTTGTAGCTTTAGGCGATTTGGCAAAATGCCTGTATGTCGGCTTGGCTGCGTATGACAAAAAAGTTACTATCCAACAGGTTTATAACTGGATGGATGAGTGGCTGCTGGATAACAGCAGTGAAAGTTTGCAGACGCTTGTTATTATCGCTTTGAGCAAAGCGGGTGTTTTTGGGTTTGCCAGGAAGGTGCTGGAAACTGAAAATAATACGCTGGAAATTGAAGCGCCGCCTGATGATGAAGAAGTGGGGAAGTAACAAAAAGCTTTACAGAATTGCTGGATGAACTTTTGCCGTGGTGTTATGGTGAATTGAATTTAAAGCCGTGGGAAGTAGAACGGTTGTGCCTTGCAGATATTTTTTTGATGTTGGACGGATGGCAGCGCAGATATGACCATTTAGAAGATATTGTTATCAGCTGGATCACATACCCAAATGTTTGCATAGCTTCAGGTAAAAAGAAGCGTCCGGAACTGAAAAGCTTTTTTGCACACAGGAAAAAGCGTAATTCCTCTAAGGAACAATCTGAAATAGCGCAGGATCTTTTTGAAGAATTTGGCTATGAATAGGAGGTGAAATGATGGCAGAAGTAGCACGTTTACAAGTAGTTATTGGCGCACGGATAAATGAATTTAATAAAGAAATGGGTGCGCTGCAGAAAAACGTTAAACGCACCTTTGCCAGTGATAACTTAGGCATAAATAAAGGCGCGTTAGGTGTTATTGCCGGTGTAGGTGTAGCTTTGGGTGCTTTGGGCCTTGCTTCAGTAAAAGCTGCCGGGCAAATGGAGCAGACACGGATTGCTTTTACTACACTTTTGAAAGATGGTGAGAAGGCAAAAAGCTTTTTAAGTGAACTTGAAAAGTTTGCAGCCAGTACACCATTTGAATTACCGGGCGTTTTGGATGCTTCTAAAAGGCTGCTTGCCTTTGGGTTCAGTGCGGAACAGGTAATTCCGATATTGACTGCTGTAGGTGACAGCGCAGCGGCCTTGGGTATAGGTGAAGAAGGCATCCAGCGTTTGACTTTGGCAATAGGTCAGATGCAGGCCAAAGGTAAGGTCAGTGCGGAAGAAATGCTGCAGCTTGCTGAAGCTGGCGTACCGGCATGGGAAATGCTGGCTAATAAAATTGGCACTGATATACCTACGGCTATGGATAAAGCCAGCAAAGGGCAAATATCTGCGGCAGAAGGTATTCAGGCTGTTATCAGCGGCATGAACAGTAAGTTTGGTGGCATGATGCAGCAACAATCACAAACTGTTAATGGTATTATGAGCAATATTCAAGATAGTGTTGGGCAAACCATGGTTGTTATTGGTGATGAACTGATTGAAGCTTTTGATATTAAAGCTGCTTTGAAAGGCGCGCAGGACGCTATTGGCGAGTTTGCGGATAAAGTTAAAACTATGGGGCTTTCTAATGCTATTCGTGATTTGCCTGTATGGTTTACTGGTTCTATGGCTGTTATTGCCGGTGCGATAATGGGTGTAGCTATACCGGCTATAGTTGCGCTTGTTGGCACTTTATATACACTGGGTGTAGGTGCTGGTATAATTTCCGCACCGTTTATTGCTGCGGGTGCAGTTATAGGCGGGGTAGCTTATGCCATATTTGAAAATTGGGATTGGCTTGTAATTCAATGGGAATATTTTTGCGACACTATGGTTATTGCCGTTGATGGAGCAACGGCAGAAATACAGAATGCTTTTGCCGGGGCTGTAATGTTTGCAGCGAATGCTTTGGACAAATTATTTTCTATTGTTAATGTCAGCAGTGATTTGGCAGCGCAGGCAAAAGAATGGGCGGCTAATACACAAAAAGCGGCACAGGCCACTATCGAAGCTGCAAAAGCTAATCAGCAGCTGGCGGACAGTAATAAAGTTAAGCAAGAGTTTCGTGTTTCGTCAATCAATACACCTACTGAACAAAGTTCAGGCATTAAGATTGCTTCACCTGATGCGTTAGGCTTGACGAGCGGTTCAACAACAGCGGCAGGCGGCAGTAAAAAAGGTGGCAAAAATTCCGGTATAGATAAAATCAGCCGGGAAATAGACAGGATCAATGAAAAACTTAATTCTGCTAAAGAGAAAACTTTGGATATGCAACGTGATTTTAATGAATTTGCTGTTGATATTAAAATAAGTGGGCTTAGTGAATTTGAGCAAGTTTATGCAAATATAGCCAAAGAAGGCATTTTGCGTATGAATTCTGTTGATGAATGGAAAAATAAATTTGCGAATGCTACAGCTGAAGCACAGCAGTTATATGAACGTGCCATGAAAACAGGAGATGCTAATGTAATTGCTAATGCGTTGGCAATGCTTGAAGAACGTAAAGCTGCAGAAATTACAGCGGCAGAAGAAGCTAAAAATGCTAAAGCCATTATTGAAAAAGAATATACTGAAGAAATTATGTCACAGGCTACGTTGGCACAAGCCTATAAAGCTGAGCTGGACGAGGCTTCTAAGCAAGGGGATTTGGAGCGATATATTGCTTATTTAGATGAAGAAAAAGCTGCATTCCTCCAAAGTCAGGCAGAAAAACAAGAGGCAATGCAACTTTATCAAGATTGGAGAATGGAGGCGGAAGAAAGCTTTGCATCATTTTCTTTGGAAGCTATTGATACCTTGAAACAGGGATTTGCATCTTCGTTTGCTAATGCAATTACAAATAGTGATAATCTTGGGAAAAGCCTTCAAAATTTGGGTAAACAGATTTTGAATATGTTCATCCAATGGAAGGCGAACCAGTTGATGAGTCAAGGGCTTTTAAAAACAGGAATATTGGAAAATGTCGCTATGCAAGTTGCTGCTGGTAAAACTATTGCTGCTGGTACGCGTGAAGCAGCATTGTATGCCAACATGCTTTCGGGAGGAACTTTGGCACCATTGGCAGCTACATCTATAACAACAGCATTGGGAACTTTGTCTGCTCTTAGTAGTGCCGGAGCTGGTGGGTCTTTTAAAGGGACAGATTTAAGTGGTTATGATTTTGGTGAAAGTGGATTAGGTAAAAAAACATTTCCTTTTGCTGCCGGTGGCGTTGTTACTGCGCCTACTCATGCGCTGATTGGTGAAAAATCTTATCCTGAAGCGGTACTGCCTCTGCGCAGCAGCGTATTGCAAAAGATCACCAGCTTTTTGTTTGATGGTGTGGACTTTGGAGCTTCTTCAGGTGATGGTGCTAATGTTGAAATAATTAATTATGGTGATATTAATACCGGTGCTGATTACGATACCTTTATGGAGGACATTCAATATTCTTTGGCTATGGGTGTGCGGGGGTGATAAAGTGACGATCATAAGACGTGAATATTTTCCTGTACGTAAGCAGGTAAAGCCTACAGAACAGCTTATTATCAACGGAACTGCATTGCCATATGCCTACAGCTTTGACGGTGCTGCTGATATCACTGTGCGTGCTAAAAGCGAAAAGCGCGGCTACAGTCACGGCAGCACTATTTCAGGTGATGGCTTTATTGATGGTAAGAAAATTACTTTAGGCTTTGTTATTGAAGGCAGTACACCAGCTGAACACGATGCCAAGCTTAACGATCTGTATCAGCTCATGTATCAGCGTGACTATCAGCTGCAATCAGGCAGCGGGCGTGGGTATTATAATATTGCCTGCATGGCCAGCACTAAAGAAAAATGGGTGGACAGCTTCAAAGGGACTAAAGGTGAAGTTGATATAACGCTGCTTTTATCTGACCCGTTCCGCTATGACGGCGCTGAATCTGAACTGGTTACAGAATTTGCAACAGCTGCTAAAGATGCCCAAATTGTTATCAGCAATGGCGGTAGCGTTGAAACGCCGCTGACCATTGAATTAATACCGCTTACAACGATGAATGACGTAACTATTACGCATGTTGAAAGCGGGTATAGTATGCGCGTAGCGGATACGCTTTTGACTAAACCGGCAACGCTTATTGTTGATACTAAAGCCGGAACTGTACGCCGTGGAACATATAATGCTATTAACGCTTTCAGTGGTCAGTTTCTGACTGCCAAACCGGGTGAAAATACTTATTTGTTTAACGGCGCTGCCGGTACAGTAAAAATCCGCTGGCGTAACAGGTGGCTGGCATGAATTTGCGTTTTGGCAATAAACTTTTTGGACGTTATATTTGGGCAGCGTCTGTAAAAAAGCAAAGCGGGCCAGGGCCGGGGCCTGACCCTTCGGAAGTAAAATATATACCTGATTACGTTCAGGTTATTTTTTATAACAAAGATGGTACGAAAACGGCGATTTTTTCAAGGGATACTGAAAATAATCCGTTTAATAAAATCGAGTTTGAAAATATTAAAACAGGCTGCGGCAGCGCAACGCTCAATTTCAAACAGTTTCCAAGTTTTGCAGAAATAAGCTATGGACAGCGGATTGATATTTATTTGTTTGCAGATAAGCGGCCGTGGTACAGCGGGCATGTTTTAACGCGTCCTGACAGCGGCGGTACTGGAACAGATTATAAAATAACCTGTTATGGCTATTTTGATAAGCTGGAAAAGGTGCTTATTTTTGGCACTTATGAGAATCAGGAGATTGCTGATATTGTGCGTAATATTTGCCGGCAGGTTGAAGCTAAGACTGGTATTGTTTATAACGACAACAAAATATATGACGTTGACTATGATATTAAGAAAATCGTTTTTGACGGTGTGAATGCTAAGGAAGCACTGGAACAGCTTTCAGAGTTTGCAACAGATTTTGTTTATGGCGTTGATGAATATCGGGAATTTTTCTTCAGGCCGCGTGTTGATGAGATCAATGAAGAAGCACGCTTTTGGGTTGGTCCGCATATTGACGGATTTGAACCGACACAAAGCATTGATAAGATCGTAAATTATGCGCGTATCAAAGGTGCGGCCATTGACGGCGAGGGTGAGAGCTGGTTGGCTACTGTAGAGGATAAAGAAAGTCAAGACTTATACGGCATATCTGAAGAAGTTTGGACGCTGCCAACCGCTTATACTGCTGCTGATGCTGAGCGCTGGGGACAGTCGGAACTTGCAAAATATAAGAATCCTGTTCTTTCTGCAAAGGCTACAGGCGTTAAGTTAAATTACCCTAAGCCGGACGGTGTGTTTTGGGTACGGCGTTTATCTACAGATGGGCAGGCGCTTATAACTGACAAGGAAGGTAAAGAGCGTAAGTATCCAATAACCAAGTTAAAATATACGATCAGCGGTGAAAAGGGTATTGATTTTGCTATGGAGTTGGGAGAACCTCCGTATCCGCCTACGGCAAAGTATTTGCTGGATATTGAGCGTAATGCCCGTAACAATGAACTTTTACAGCAGGCTGCTAATACGCAGCTTGTCAAATAATATGAAAAGGATGTGATGATATGGCAGCTCCAAGTAATATGCGTATAAATCCTTTTATTGGTGATGGAGGAACTACGAACTATGTAGATTTTACAGAAGTGCATATAATTCCGGCTGTTAGTCCGTTTGTAGTGCGGCTAAATGAAGTCCCGCAGAAGAAAGACCCTAGCAATATGAAGGTTGTTTATGTGGATGAAACAACAGGTGCGCCGACAACAACGGCTTTGACTGAAGTTGCGGCAACACCGGGAGCGGGCGAATTCCGGCCGGACTATTCTACTAATGCCGATGGTGATGAAGATTGGAACACCGGCTTGGTTGAGTTTTCCAGCGCAGATGCAGGCAAAAGCATTCAGGTAAGCTACACCGGAATGGGAACACTTGCGGGTGTGAAGAATAATCGTTTTCCGGCGTGGTGGCTTGATCGTGGTGACGGCAGTGACGGCGATTTTAGACCTACTGGAAATACTACGATTAGCGGACTGAAACAGTATCGGAGCGTGTTTATTCCAGCTGGCGTGACGGTAAGTGTTAATAGATTTGTTAGAATCAAATGTCAAGGGATGTTTGTGAATAATGGCATTATTCTGGAGGTGTCAGGTGTAAATAGTGGTGGTAGTGGTGCTTCTTCTAATGGTGGCGCCGGCGGTAATGGAACGATAGGAACTAGTTCTAATGGTGGCTCCGGCGGTAGTGGATACAGAGGGTATGGTGGTGGTGCCGGCGGTGCATTTTTAAGTGCATTAGATTCAACACAAGATTTAACATATTACGGTGGAACTGGTGGCGGTGGTGGAGCTGGTGGAAATGGTAGCGAATACGCAGGGGCTGGTGGAAATGGAGGAAGAGGTGGTGGAAGCATCCAGATTATAGCTAGCGAAACAATTATAACAGGTACTATAGCGGCAAATGGATATAACGGGTCTGCTGGTGTATCAGCAGGTGTAACGTATCCTGGTGGCGGCGGTGGCGGCGGTGGTGGTGGCGCCGTTATTATTATTTCTTGTTCTATTAAAAATTCAGGTGTTGTAACTGCTAATGGTGGTAGCGGCGGTAGTGCTGGTTATGGCGCAGGAGCTGGTGCTGCTGGAGGGGCAGGAATTGTTTTTATAAAAGAATTGGGGGTGCTTTAATGATTTGTATTCTTGATGAAAATAATAAAATTATAAATATTGTAAATGCAGAATATCCAGTAGAAAATAATGAACGTCTTTTCTATCCGTGGAATCGACTGTGGGAGCAATACACAGATGTTGAGCCGTTTGATTATGCTAAAAACAGATACATAAACGCAGCGGGAGCTGAATTTGCTAATCGTCGTGATGAAGTGCGTTGGATTGAAATTGCTGGTGTTACTTATGGCTTTGATTGTGCGCCTGAAGATATAACTAACTTTATGGCTGCATATACGCCGCTTATGGTCAAGCAAGATGGAGAAACAGGCTATAAGGTTTGGTTAGACAAAGATAAAAAAGGCCTTGTTATGCTCAACTATGCTAGCATGAAAAAAGCGTATGATACTGTTCGCAGTAGCCAACTGGCCGCTTATGTTTGGTATGAAGATATAAAAGCAAAGCTGATTGCTGTTACTGAAGTAGAAGGAAAAGAAAAGCTGGAAGAAGTTTTTCCGATAGGAGGTTGAATAATGGATTTGCAAACTGTGCTTAATGCTATGACACATGCTGGTAATAAAATTTTTGAATTATTTAGCTTTAAAATTTTAATGGCAGCAGTTTTAACATTGTTTTTGCACAAACATTTTATTTTGTTTATGGGATTTATTCTTTTGGTTTTTGTTGATTGTATAACCAAATGGGTTGCTATAAGTTATGAATTTTTAAAAGAAAAAGGTGTTGAAAATCCTTCTATTCTTGCATGTATAAAAGGTACCAAAACTGCACGAAAAGCAGGGCGAATAAATAGCAGCACAATGAAAGAACGTGGATTAGGAAAGATTGCAATTTATGTTATATGTGCTTTTGTTGCTGGCGTTGGAGATTTAATGATGCACATATTGAATACGCCTACATGGATGGTAAGTCTTGTTATTGGTTATATGGTAGTTACTGAAGTATTATCGGTAATTGAAAATTTAAGTGATGCAGGTGTTGATGTTTTGGATAAGCTTATCGGAAAACTGAAAGGACGGTTATGAAAATGTTAAAAGGCATTGATGTATCTGAAAACAATGGTTATGTAGATTGGAATGCAGTAAAAGCTGCTGGTATGGATTTTGCCATTATTCGGCTTGGTTTTGGAAATAGGCATTTGGATACTAATTTTTATGAAAATGTAAATGGAGCGTTGGCAGTTGGCCTGAAAATTGGCATATATTATTATAGCTATGCTTTGGATGAACCAGCGGCAAGATCAGAAGCTAGATATATGATATCTGTTTTAAAAGATGCGGGGCTGACAAAAGATAAGATTGAAATGGGATTATGGTTTGATATGGAAGACGCAGACGGTTATAAGTCTGGAAATGGTATGCCTACGAATCAAACTATCACAAATATGTGCAGTGATTTTATTGTTACATGCAATGAAGCTGGATATAGCTGTGGTATTTATGCTAATTTAGATTGGCTGGAAAATAAAATTTATACAGATCAGCTGGCGGATTATGTGCCTTATTGGGTAGCGCAATGGGGTGGCCGCTGTGATTGGTCTAACGCTACAATGTGGCAATTTACTGACAGCTACGATATAAATGGTAAGCTTTTTGATGGCAATTATTTGTTATAAAAATTGATAAAGGGCATCTTAACGATGCCCTTTTACTTTTATGGAGGTATGTTTGTGGAAAATAAATATAAAATTATTACAGTAGTGTTATGTGTGGCTGCTTTTTTCCTCGGCTGGTATGCACGTGCATGGTTGCACATCTGCCCGGTTGCAGAGCCGGAGATAAAAACAGAAGTAAAATATAAAACTGATACCAAAACAGAAATAGTTTATGTGCCTAAGTATATTTACCAGGACGGCAGTACAGAAAAAACAGACATTGATATAAATGTTGGCAAGCAGGAACTGGCAGTGAAAGTAAATGGCAAAGATTTTGGAATAAAAAAGGCTGATAATGAAAAGTATGTTTTTGATAAATATAAGTTACAGCTAAACCAAACAAGCCGATCAGACTTAAATATAACAGTACCTGTGATTGATAAGACTAAGCGATGGGAAATTGGCATAGGAGCTTCTAAAGATGGTGCTGTTGGCATGGTAGGCTTTCCGGTAAAAGGTAATATCGGTGGCTGGATTGCAGGACGGCAAGGCAATGTGATGGCGGGTGTTATGGTGAAGATATAGAATAAACTTGTGTAAAAAATATTTGAATATCAAAGAAATGTTGTTTTCTAATTACATCATTAATAATATATTTTATGATAAAATATATTATATCAGCATTGTTTAAGAAGAGGTGAATAAAATTGAGTAACTGTTACTTATGTTGTTGTCAGATAACAGAGGATAATAAATCTGCCGAACATATAGTTTCAAATGCTTTAGGTGGTAATAAGAAATCTTATGATTTATTATGTAGAAAATGCAATAATGCTACAGGGGTATTGGAAGATGAACTTTGTAAACCTTTGATGTTTTTTATTTCTGCATTAAAAGTCAGACGAGAAAGAGGAAAAATACCGAATTTTTCAGCTTCAACTGGTTCAGGAAAAAAGGTATATATAAAATCTGGTTTTCAGGTTAGTAAGGCGACAGAGTTTAAAAAAATCAATGAAAGTGAATTCATATTATCTGCTCCTGATATAGAAGCTGCTAGAAAGAATCTAGTGAAATTGAAAGAACGATATCCTAATATAGATATAGAAAAAATATTAGCTGATGCTCAGGAAAAAGATGAATATTTGGATGATGTGATTCATTTTAGTTGTACATTAAATGATCAAGCTCAAAGAGCAATTGCTAAGATAATATTGAATTATGCTTTATATGAAAAAATAGAAATAAACAACATGAAAGAATATGTGGATTATATAAACGGAATAGGAAATAATAATTTTTTAGAAATGTATAATGGAAGAACACCATATTTTTTTAATGATGATATTATAAGCGTAGTATCAATTATTGGATCTCAAAAAGAAGGTAAGATTATTGGATATCTGCAATTGTTTAATATTTATAAATTTTATATTGTTTTAAATGATTGTTATCAAGGGGAAGACTTCAACAGTCCATACTTTTTCTTCACGGATGGTTGTATTGATGATATATTAACTAATATAAAAGTATTTGAAGAAGATATATGCGTTATTTGGAATACTGACAATCTAAAAAGAGATATTAATAAAGTAATTAGAAAAATTAGAGAAAGACAGATTGAAAATGAAAGAAATAGAATTATTTCTAAAGTATTTGAAAAGATGAAAATTAAATTTCCACAAGAAGAATATCCATATTTTACTAAGGAAATGATTAATTATTTGTCTAACGAGGTTGCCGTTGGATTGACAAAATTTATGATTCATTTAAGGGGCAAAAGGAACAGTACTCTTCGATGA